GAATCGCCGTTAAGGTCGATAATTTCCATAAATGCCATAGTGTTAGTTTCCTTAGTGGATCAATTGAGTTAAGCAACAAGCTTTAATTTTGGATCTTTTACTAATAAGAAGTCATGCCCTAACTTTCGTAAGGCTTGCATATCGTAATCAGTAAGAGTTTTTCTTCCGGTTAATGCTTGTATTGCGCTTGATAGTTCAGGATCACAAATATATGTGTAATCACTGCCCCAACTGTTTTTAATGAAAACTTCAATAATCATGATTTTAAAAAGAATAAATGAATTAATTTGTTAATGTCTCAGGCAACCAAACAGTTGACGGAGCAATAGTAATAAACTCAAAAGTTAATCTTTTAGTCTTAACTCTTGGGTTGTACTTAATAGCATTTCTTCTTAATGACTTATTCCAAAAGCCGAGGCTCATGTTTGGATTAAGCATTAAATTTAAAATCTTTCTACGGCTTACACCTCGAAATAAATATTCTGCACCGCTGTTATATCTAACAACAGCCTTTTTTGTAACTGGGTTAACAGCTACAAAATTAATCGCTTTCGAGGTGCGATAAGGAATCGTAATAAACATTTGAATTAAAAATAAGTTGCAACTTAGTAATAAAAAAATATTACTAATTGAGAGTAAAGGAATTGAACCTCTAATAAAGCCTTACTTTCTCTCTTGCTTCAAATAGTGGTTTATTTATTCAGTTTTCAAGGTTCTATTAATATTCTGCCATTGGATACACTAATGTATCAATTAAATCTATTACGGGTAACCGAACCTTAAAAAGAATCCCTACAGATCCCCACTAAATCAAATAAAAATATTTAAGAGCCAATAAATACTAATAATTAAAAATAAACTAATAAAACCCTATAAATATATAAATAATCAGTAAAAACCCCTAAAAAATCGCTTAAATCCCAGTCATAGCCTTAATGTGAGCCAGTCTAAGAGACTAGCGACAGGAAAAAACCGACCCCCCTTGAGGGGTCAGCGTCCTTGTACGTGCGTTTATATATGCCTTCAGAAATTTATGTCATTTTTTATCGACATCGCCTATAGACATCTCCCATCCACTATCAGTCTTCTTCATCACCACTTCAGGCTTAGTTGCCTTAGTGAATACATCTTTCTTATACCTCTTAATCGCATCATCTACAGTCTGTTTAGCTTTGATCTCTATATACTGATTCTCTAATCCAATAAGGAATCCTAATATCAAATAGTTAACAGGTAGCCAAGGAGTCTTCAAACTCTTATAGATACGTTGGAAGGAATTTAACTTCAACTTAGGCATACTATTATACGTATAATATGTAATATTCCGATCTCCTCTATCCCTTCCCAAACTTAGGTTGGGAACCCTTGGAGAAGTGTTTTATAAAATATCCATTCACCCGTTCGGCTTCGCCTCACTGAGGATATTAGTAAAAGGGAGATTGTCTCCCCTTTACAGGAAAAGGAGTCCACCCTTCTCCTTTCCCCTTCTATTCCGACCTCTAAATTTACCAGTGAGGGACTGAGTTTCCGTTAACGTTACCTCTTGCTTGTTGTCTTTGGTTAACGTCCATTCCAAGAACTAGGTGATTAGCACTAGATTGAGGGTCATCTAAGAAGCCTTGTAGTATGTCATCCCACTCTTCACGTTTACGTAGGTTTATCTGTTCCTGAGCTGATATTGATAGAGCATCTGTAAAGTATTTAACAGCCATAGCTAGACAGTCAATTCTGTCATCATGTTTAACTGCAAACTTCATACGACACATTCTACTCATCTGGTAAAAGAGCATATAGAGGAGCCTACTTTCAGGTGGACAGTCTTTGTTTGAGCTGTAATCCCACTCAATAACCCCACGGTCAACAATAAGACGGTGCTGGTTAAGAACAGGTTCAAGCGAATCAATAATCCTGTCTTCTTTTCTGACATTTGCACGTACTTCATCCACAAGGATGTTTTGTTTGGTTTGTAAAAGGTGTTTTTTAAAAAGTTCACTAACTATTCCGTCTCCAAAGTTTGTTTCTATTACTAAGGTAGTAGCGTTATATTTTCTACAACCTTTAAGGATGTCTAATAAAGTTGTGTCACTATATCCATCTCTATAAGCTCGTACTTCATGTAGATAAAGAAAGCCATTTTTTTGAGATAAATAGCAAGCTGCTGTTTCATCGGTTCCACGTCCGGATGGATCCACGGCACATATTGTCTCTTGGTATGGAGTCCACTCTCCTTGTAGCTGCATAGGGCTGTAGAAGTAGTCTCCAGGAAGTCCTACTGTAGGTAGATCCTTTAAGACATTACGTGGATCTGAGCACCATATAACGTTGTCTGGAGCCTCTTTAGGATTAACTGAGGTTATGACTAGATCAGCCATTTTAAGTGGAAACTTTTCAGCATCACTTAATGTTGTATCAAGTTGGAACTGAAGCATAAAGTTGCTACGTCCCATAGCAGCTTCTCTTTCAAGAAGATCTTCATTATTAAACCTATCTGGGTCTGTACATTCTCCAGCTAAAACACCTTTATCTATGTCTTCCTGTAATTGAGGAGCTAATAGTCCTTCGTATGGTGTTGCGTTTGTGGGGAATCTTGCCGGCCAGACAAATGGTCTATAATTCCGCTCTGCCAGCTTACGATAAACAGTAAAAGTAGTCTGAGGAGTCCCGAGATACATAATACGGCTATCGTCTTTCGGCGTAAGGATGGATTCTGCTTCTGTACAGAGTTGAAGAAGTTTTTCACGCATTAATTCCGTCATACTATTTCCAGGAACCTCAATATCGTCAAGGATCATTAGATCTGCCCTTGAACCGGTAAGTTGTCCTGTAATACCCACTGATTTAACTGAAGGTGCTTGGTGAGGTGCACAGTTAACATCAAATGAGATACGTGACCATCTACTATCATCTGATTTAGGTTGTAGGTGTTTAAGCCACGCTGTTTCGATAATTAGTTTCTGTAAAAAGATACTCATGTTGTCTGCTCTTTCCTTAGAAGCAGAAATTATCATTATTTTCTTTTCTGGATCTTTAAAAAGGGTCCATAACACAAAAGCACCAGTAATCCAAGATTTACCAACACCTCGAAAGGCTTGAATCTGGAGTCTCTTGGGTCCGTTTTGTAAGTAGTCTGCGATGGCATACTGTGCTCTAGTTGGTTGAGGCAGATCAAGCTGATCCCACAGTGCTTGTAGGAACAGCTTAAAGTCACCTTGTAGGGCGGTTAAAGTATCATTCATATGCGATATGATCTAAGATTCGTTGTTCACGAATAGGTCGGCATCCAAATGTCTCTCGACACCATCCGAGCCAATGACTGCTACCTTTGCCTTGGTTACATTTCTGACAGGCGGGTACAACATTCGTTGTAAGATCTTCTCCACCTCGGCAGCGAGGTTTGACATGATCAAGAGTAAGTTCATTAAGTTCATAAGTTTCTCCGCAATAAACACATTGACAATTGAAGTGCTCTTTTATAGCTCTTCTCCAGAGCTTCTTAGCGTCAGGACTTGTCATGGTTATTAAATTTTGTAAGTAATGTTGTGGGCTAGGTAGTAAAGGGGTCATGCTGTTCTGCTTTTTCTATTAATAGATCTATGTTGTGGTCTTCCGTTAGTTTTACTGCCTTTATAGTGAGCAGCATCCATCTTGGAGCCTTTAGGTATCTTTAATTTGTTTCTAAGCTTTTGAGCATTTTTAATAAGTAACTTCCCTTTTTCTGTTTTGTTGTATTTAGCTTGTTGTCTGAGACGCTTTAATCTAGCTTCTCTGTTTTGGCGGTAGTATTTAGCTGTGTCGCCCATATAATCTCCTTTGAACTAAATCTGGGTCTATTTCTGGTAATACTTGAGCCAACTTGGATAATGGATTACCTTCGTAAGCAACGCCACTTATATCGTTTGACTTCAGCCAATCACAGGCTGCTTTTAAATCTTGAGTAGTAGCTTGACCACTCTTAACTCTGTCTAAAAACTCTTGTGTGACCAACTGATGTAGTTCATTGAACTGTTCTTCAGTTGCCTTTTTCATTTTTTCTTTTTCCCAAAGTTATTTTTCATAGCTTTATAATTTTTGGGTGTAATAGTACTTTTAGACTTAGGTCTGCTAGTACCAGCCCTTTTCCGTTTATTTATGTTTTCGTATAAACTCATGATTTTTTGGTTTTTTGCCTTTTTTCAAAAAATTCTTTTATTACTGGGTTCATCTTGTCTTCA